AAGGTGGGCGTGGCGAAGCTTCAGGTGGCGGACTTCGCCCCGGACCCGGACGAGATTCCCACCAGGGTGCTGGAGGATCTTGCGGCACTGTCCATGTCCACGTCGGATGGGGTCGTCTCGCTTGACATGGTGTGGCAGGGCCGCTAGGTTACTGTACCCCTATGAAGCTGCAAGCATTCGAGATCGTGTCCGAGGGTGGGTTCCGTCTCCAGTATGCCTCGGACGGTACCTTCACCATCAAGGGCCTCACCCCACAGCAAGCGCTCGCGTGTGGGGAGTGGTTGAGCACGGGACTCCCGGCGGCGTCTCAGTACCGGATCGCACCGGCGACGCTCGGAGACTTGACCCGCCAGTTCAAGGCGCAGGTCGCGCGCGTGCAGGGGGAAGGTGCGCCAGGCGTGCTCCAGCCCACCCTCGCTGAGCAGCTTCGCACCAAGAACGACGATGTGGCTCGGTACGCCGCGCTCTCGGCGGAAGACATCGCGCCCAGGATGCGGGAGCTGCGCGAGCGGCGCGGCCTCACGCGTCCCCAGGTGTGTGCGGCTGCACGGGTGTCCGTCTCGTACCTGGCGTCCATCGAGCGCGCGCAGGCCAAGCCGCGTCTCGACAAGCTCTTGGCCTTGCTCACGGTGCTCGACTGCTCGCTCGACGACTTCTTCGAGGCGGAGGAAGAGCCGGAGGTCGAGGCGAAGGTGGAGGTGCCGGAGCCGAAGCGGACTCGGAAGCCGAAGGCCGCGCCCGTGGAGGTGCAAGTCTCTGCGCCGCCGGTGTTGGAGCCGGAGCCTGCACCGGAGTCGGAGCCGGCCGTGCAGTCGGCGCCGGACGACACCATGCCGTGGGACCCCGAGGTGAAGGCGGAGCCGGAGCCTGCCCCGGCGGACTCCCGCGAGGGGGAGCGTACCCGCGTCCCGGAGGTGCTCCGGCAGTGGCTGAATGGCGGTGCCACGTCGCCACCGTTCCCTTCCAGCGCGGAGTGGGCTGTGCCTGCGGTGATCCCGAAGGACGTTCCCTTCAAGTGGGACCGTGCGAGCATCCGCGTGCACCCCGTGTTCGGAGAGTCGGCGGTGATCCAGGTGGTCACCACCCCGAACGGCAAGACCCAGGTGGGTGGCTCGTTCTACGACTGCGTGCCGGAGATCCCTGCGGCCCCGGAGGGGTGGCACGAGGGTGAGTTCGACGCGTGGGTGCACGAGCAGGGGCGGCACACGATGCTCCCGCTTCCGCCGATGCCCGCGGGGTCCGTGTACTCCCCGGGGTACATGGCTGCGTCGAAGAACCTCCTCCAGGGCATCTGCTACGCCATCCACACGGGAGCGCGCACGCCGAAGAAGTACCTCGACCTGATGACGCGCTTGATCAACGACAAGGTGGGCGTCTTCAGCAACTACGGCCAGAAGCTCACGTACGACGGGCCGCAGCTCCGCGAAGTGCTCCTGTTCCTCGCGGAGCTGGTGACCATCGGGCACGAGGAGGCGTGGAAGCTCACCCCGGGGACGTTCGCGCCGCGGCGCCACGGCATGCACGTGCTCGTGTGGGCGCACACGTTCCTGCTCCGCCCGGAGTCGGTGCGCTGGCCTGGGGATCAACCTGCGTTGCCGGAGGTGGCGTCTTGAAGCTCGACGAGTTCGTGGACTCCATCGTGAAGGAAGCGGAGCGGTTCCGCGCGCACTGGCGCGACAAGCTGAACAAGGACCCGAACTACCCGGCCACGCTTCCGCGGGAAGAGTGGGAGGACCAGTTCATCGCGTACATGGACGAGGTGTACGGTGAAGAAGAAGAAGGCTAGCCAGGAGAAGGCGCAGGACGCCAAGAAGGTCGTCAACCAGTACGTGCACGAGAGTGCGGAGGTGGGCTTCTACATCGTGGACCAGGTGCTCAAGCACGTGCACGACAAGAAGTCCCCACACCACAAGACGTGCAGGGTGCTGTACGAGACTGCCTTGAAAGGGCGGGCTACGCGCATGTGGCAGGACTACTGCCGCAAGATCGTCGGCGGGGCGGGGCTGTGAAGACGACCAGCGAGAGGGACTACGAACTGCGTGCTGCGTTCCTGCGTGCGAAGGAGTACGCGGGGTGTGGCGACAACTCGTGCATGTTCCGCCGCCCCAAGGGCATGGCTACGAACGGTGGGTGCCGGTGTCTTGGGCGAGATGGTTCGCACACGCCGGGGCTCCCCACTTCACTCGCGAGGCTATACAAGGCCGTTGCGGAGGTACTCGATGAGCAGCCGTGACCAGGACGACATCGCCCTCGTCTGCGACGAGATCAAGCACTTGCTTCTGGAGAAGAACAGGGCGTACGGAAGCTCCGCGTTCGCCCCCGCGCGTGTCTTCTCGAAGGCGTCGTCCGAGGAGCAGATCCTCGTGCGCATCGACGACAAGCTCTCTCGCATCGCCCGCGGTAGTGCCCTCACGGACGAGTCCATGGAGGACACGACGAGGGACCTGATCGGGTACCTCGTGCTGCTGATCATCGCTCGCCGCCGCGCCAACGCCGCAGGACCCTGATGCGTCAACTGCCTATGTTCACCGGGCCTACGGTTCCACCGTACGCCCCACGCAACCCATGGGTGTACGTCCGTGGGTGTGAGCGGTGCCACCAGTATGGAGCCCGGGTGGATGGCCGGGTGGTGAAGCCACACGACCTCGGGAACGTGTACGGTCCGAGCGGTGGCACGAACGGGCTGAGCAACCACGCCCGCGTGGCGTTCATCCACGGCAGTCGGGAGGCAGATACGCGCGTTCTGGGCACGATGGCCACGCGGTTCTCGGACTTGTTCCGCGTGCCCGTGTTCGTCACGCCCGTGGTTCGGTGCACGTTCCACGCGGCAGGTAGGGACGACACGGAGTCTCCGCCGATGGCGCGGATGGCGGAGGGGATCCCGTACACGTCCCTCCGCAAGTCCTTCCGGACCAAGGTGCTGGACAACTGCGCCCCGTACACGCACGGGCTGCTGGAGGCGTACCCGCAGCTCGACTTGGTGGTGGTTTCGGGCGCTGAGGCCGGCGAAGCGCTCGGGGTCGCGAGCACGAACATCACGGATGTGGCGGGGTCCGCTGTCCAGGTGAAGTTGGCGAACGGGCGTCTGGTCTGGGTCGTGGTGGTCCCGGCGACGCACATCCTCGCGCTCTACCCCGTGTACATGGAGCGCATGCTGACTCGCCTGCGGGACGTGTACAACCGCTTGCGGGACCGTCCACCGACCCCTCCCTCGTGGACGTACGACGAGCGCGTCCACGTGCGTGTGGTGCACACCGCCGAACAAGCGCAGGAGATGGCCGCCGATCTGCGGCTGGGTGGTTGGGTGGCGTGGGACGTGGAGACGTTCGGCCGCGCGTGGAACCGCGAGTTCCGCGTGCTCACCATCTCGTTCGCCACGGTGGGCAAGTCGTACGCGTACACGGTGATGCCCGAAGCGCTGGACGACCCGCAGGTGATCGATGTGATCCGGCGCTTGCTGGAGGACGAGGCTGTGCCGAAGGTCGGGCAGAACGTCATCTACGACGAGAACGCCGTGTTCGCGCGGTGGGGCATCGACTCCAGGGGGCTGGTGCACGACACGCTTCTGACGCGCCGCATTCTCGACGCGGGCCTGAAGGGGGATCTCGCCACGCTCGGTGTGACGGTGGGCATCGCCGGCCACAAGGAGGAAGTCACGACGGAAGCCGACGCGGCGTATGTGGCCTACCGCAAGCGGGAGATCGTTCCGGAGTCCGTCGAGGGGGACGAGGACGCCGAGGAGTTCATCGCCGACAGCGTGGAGCACGACGGCAAGCGGGGGTCCAAGGCGTGGTCCTTCGCGGGAGTCACGCCGGAGGTCCTGGCCCGGTACAACGCCCGTGACTCGTACGTGACGGGGCTCGTGGCCATCGCGCACGACAAGCGCCTCCGCTCGGAGGGGCTGGCACACGTGTGGGAGTTCACGAAGGACGCGCACTACGCGGTGCGGAGTCTCCAGCGGAACGGCATGCCCATCGACCAGGGCAAGCTCGCCGAGGCGCGGGACATGATGCTCGCCCTACGGATGCGCGCTCTGCTCCTCGCGAAGAGCGTGGACCCGGACGTGACGGACAAGATGATCTCCTCGCCGAAGCAGCTCGGGCAGCTGCTCTACGGGAAGATGGGGCTGCCGGTGCGGGAGACGACGGCGAAGGGCAAGCCGTCCACCAGCGAGGCCGCCCTCCGCTCCATGGCGTCCACGAGTGGGCTCGTGCAAGCCATCCTGGAGTACCGGTCGTGCGTGAAGGCGGACAGCACGTACCTGCTCGCCATCCAGCGCGCGACGCGTGACGACGGGCGCATCCACCCCTCGTTCCACATCGGCACGGCGCGGTCTGGGCGCATGTCCGTCTCGGACCCGCCCATCCACCAGATCCCCCGCGCGGGTGACGAGGTGGGGCGCATCGTGCGCAGCGTGTTCGTGGCGCTCCCTGGGTACAAGCTCGTCAGCGTGGACTTGTCGCAGGTCGAGCTGCGAGTGGCCGCGTACCTCTCCGAGGATGCGGTCATGGCGCGCATGTTCCGGGAGGACGCCGACCTGCACATGGAGGCGGCGCGCATCGTGGCGCCGCTCGCGTGGGGCATCGACCCCGACAAGGTGACCAAAGAGCACCGCTCCATCACGAAGCGGTTCGTGTTCGGGTTGCTCTACGGCATGTCCACGATGCGCCTCGCGAAGGAAACCAACCAGACGGAGGCGGACGCGGAGCGGGTGCGGAACGCCATCCTCGGGCAGTTCGTCGATCTGGCCCGATGGTGTGACGAACAGATCGCCCTGGTGGCGCGCACGCACACCGTGTGGAGCACGTGGAAGGGAGAGAGGTTCCGGCGGCGCTTCCTACCGGAGGCCAGCTCCCCGAGCTTCAAGCACAAGAAGCACGCGGACAACGTGGCGGTGAACGGCCCCGTGCAGTCCCTCGCGTCGGACATCTGCCTCGATGCCCTCTGCCGTGTGGTGCGCTACACGGAGCAGGAGCTGCCGCGGGGGACCGCGGAAGTGGTCATGACCATTCACGACTCGATCGTCCTGCACGTGCGGGAGGACGCCGTGGCGGAAGTGGCAGCCCGGGTGCAGCGGGAGATGTGCGCCCGGGAGGACATGCTTGGGTTGCCGCTCAAGGCGGACGTGGAAGTGGGCGACTCGTGGGACCACATGGAGGCGGTGAAGTAGCGCTTGACCCACATAGGCTGGGCGGTTACTGTACCAGGCGATGGACTACAACGCAGGCAAGTCGTTCACCCTTCGTCTCGATGACGAGATCCGGGAGAGGATTGGTCGCATCACCAAGGTGCGCAGCAGCGCCAAGTACGGTGACTGGCCTCTCGGGCATAGCCGGTCGCTGACACGGCTCATCGTCCGTGGGTTGGAGGTCTTGGAGCGGAAGCACAAGATCACGGACGTCCCCGTGGTGGAAGAGACGGGGCAGGTCCCGAGAGACACCAGCATCCGGCTCTCCGTGGCGGTCGTCGATCGTCTGGACCGGCTGGTGAAGGTGTCGAGCACGGACGACGCACACCAGAGCATCCAGTCGGTGCTGCGCTCCCTGCTCCTGGCGGGCCTGGAGAAGGAAGAGAAGAAGCTCGAAGTGCTGGAGAACAAGAAGTGACCGACGACATGGGAGGGTACGAGTCCCCCTCGTTCTACGAGGTGGCGGAGTACGACCGGGCCGCGTCCGTGGCGGCGCAGTTCGCCACGCTCGGCGGCGAGACGGCGTACGTAGCGCTCCAGTTCGCCCAGGCCCACAAGGACTACCTGGAGTCGAAGGTGACCTACGACCGGGTGTGGGCGAAGACCTACTTGACCCGGCGGGAGCTGCTCCTCGCGGGAGGCAGCAAGCCCACGGAGAACACCCTCGAAGCCGTCGTCAGCAACGACGACGAAGTGTTCGCGGCGCGCATGGCCCTGGTCGGCGCGGAAGCTCGGCGGGAGAAGTGGCGGGGTGCGCTCGAAGCCATCCGCGCCAAGAAGGACGCACTCGTGGGCCTGGCGGCGTCTGCGCGCGCCGAGATGCAGGCGTGGGGGGCTGAGCGCACCAAGTGACTACGGCTGTTCCTCTCTTCGGAGGCAGCCTAGACGCCCAGACCGTTAGCTGGGCGTTGCCCGCCGTTTTCTAACGGCGGCGGGCGCTTTTTTGAACCGGCGTAGAGCCATACACCCACAGGACAGCACCATGAGCAACGACGTGAACGACGAAGGCTACAACGAGGCAGAAGAGACGGCGGCGCCGCCCATCGACGACGGCCAGCCGTACTGGGAAACCTGGTCCGAAGAGGACGTGGAGCGCGCCGAGGCCGACGCAGACGCGGACGGCGGCGAGTTCCTCGCGCTCAAGGAGGGGGCGAACGTCGTCCGCTTCTTGCCCGCGCTCCGTGGCGGCAAGAAGTACGTGAAGATCCTCCAGCACTTCGTGCCGGCGTTCGGACAGCGCAAGGCCTTCTCGGCCCCGTGCACGATGCCGACGACGGGGGTGTGCGCTCTGTGCGCGCACGCCAGCCAGCTCGCCGCGAGCCACGCCCCTGCGGAGCGTGAGCTGGCGGAGAAGATGAAGCCCAAGGCCCGCTACTTCTACAACGTGGTGCGCCGCGGTCGCGGGGGTGTCCTCACGGCCAAGGTCCTCGCGGCAGGCCCGGGCATCCACTCTGCGCTGGGGCGCATCCAGGCGGACAAGTCCACGGGCGGGGACTTCACGGACCCGACCGCCAATGGCTTCGACATCGTGATCGACAAGCAGGGTTCGGGCCTGAACACGGAGTACGACGTGCGCCCGGCCCGCGGCATGTCGGCGCTGCACCCGGACCCCCAGGTAGTGCGTGGGCTCATCACGGGGCAACCGGACCTCTCGAAGTTCGAGCGGCCCATGACGCCGGAGCTGCTCTTGGAGAAGCTCGGGTTGAACGCGCTCCCGGTGTCGGCGGACCTCTCCGTCCCGATGCGTGGGGGCGCCCCCCGCGCGCTCCCCGAGCGCACGCAGCCCCGTAGGGCTGGTGACGACATGGAAGGCTGGAAGCCGCCCGCGAGGCGATGAAGCTCGCGGTCATCGCGGACGTACACTTGGCCTCTCACCGCCGGTTCGGTGGTGAGGGGCCGGTGAACAACCGCGCGACGGACATCCTTTCGGCGCTGCACAGTATCCGCCCGCGCTTGTTGGAGCGTGGTGTGCACATGCTCGCCGTGGCCGGGGACTTCTACGACACGGACAAGCCCCCGCCGCAGCTCATCGCGGAGGTGCAGAGCTGGCTCGACTCCATGAAGCCGCTGGAGGTGACGTTCATCGCGGGCAACCACGATCGTCGGTCCAACGTGGGCGGGGACCACGCGCTTGCGCCGCTCTACGGGCGCGCACGCATCTTCGACTGCCCGGGGTCGCTTGGGAACGTGCTCTACGTGCCGTTCCGCACGGCACCGCGCGGGTGGTGGGCGGAGGACGTGCTCCAGTTCGAGCCGGACGGGAGTCGCGACTACGCCGTGGCCGTGATCGTCACACACATCGGGGTTGAGTTCGGCGACACGCCCTTCTTCCTGCAAGGGAAGGACGACTCGCTGCCCGTGGACGCCATCGGGCACACGGCGCTCCAGCTCGGTGCGCACACGGTCGTCTGCGGCAACTACCACAAGCCCTGCGTGCAGATGTCCGCGTCTGGGGTGAACGTCATCCAGTGCGGCACCTTCACGCCCGCAGGGTGGGACGACCCGGGCCTCGACTACGGGCACGTGGTCATCGTGGACACGGAGATGTCGGGGTGGTTCGAGGTCGTGAAGATCCCTGGCCCCAGGTTCATCCACGGGAACACGCAGGACTGGCGCGACGTGCGGGAGTCTGGCCCGAGGCAGTGTGTGGTCTACGTGCGCGTGCCGGTGGGCCCACACGAGTCTTTGCCGGGGGAGTACCTCCGCGAGGAGCGCATGGGCACCGTGACCCTGGACCGCGTGGTGGACACGGAGCTGCGGAAGCTCAACGCGCAGGCCGCCGTGGCGTCCGCTCGCGATGAGGCCAGCTTCCGGGAAGCGCTCACCGCCTTCCTGGCGAAGACGGAGGTCCCAGAGGGCACCTCGCGTGAGGCCGTCGAGGCGCGGGTGCTACGGTACATGCGGGGAGTCACGAGCTAGCGATGCGCTTCAAGTACGTGCAGGTGGGCGACGCGGACCCCCGTGTGTACCCCGAGCGCGGCCTCGTGGTCGTGACGGGGGCGAACGGCGCGGGCAAGAGCCTGAACGTCGTGGAGGCGCGCCAGTTCGTGCTCTTCGGGGACACGCTGCGCGGGTCTGCGCCCATCGCCGGGTTCACCGTGAAGGCGGGGGTGGTGCTCGACGACGGGAGCGAGGTGCACCTGGAGCGGACGCCGCGGAAGCTCACGTGGGCGCTCGATGGGCAGAAGCCCGTGGTGTACGAGACGAAGACGAAGGCGGCGGACGCCCTCGTGGAGCGCCTCGCGATCGACGAGACGACGTGGAGGGTCACCACGGTGTTCACCTCGCTTGGGGTGGGCAGCTTCACGTCGGTGGGGGACGCAGAGCGCAAGCGCCTGGTGGAGGGACTCCTGGGGCTGGGAAGGCTCGACTCGGCCTACGTCCAGGCGCGCGAGGACCTTCGCCTCGTCGCGGCTGCACAGGCGGACGCGGACAGGGTGCGGGGGCGCATGTCTGCGGAGGTCGCCCGACTGAAGGCCACGGAGGCCGCACTGCGGACGCTCCTGGTGCAGGACCCCGTGCCCGTGGACCCGCCGGACCCGATGTTGGAGACGGAGGCCCGCACCCACCAAGAGGCCGCACGGGCCGCCAGGGCGCGGCTGGCTGCCCTCTCGGAGAAGCGGGGGGAGGCCCAGGCACTCCTCCGCCGCGCCGAGGAGTTCTCCTCGCTCCTCAGCATGAGCACCTGCCCCACGTGCGCCCGCGGCATGGACGAGCACACCTGCGCGCTCCTGGAGGGCCAGCGGGAGGCGATGCAGGCGGAGGCCCAGTCGAAGCTCGACTGGGTGCGCGCCGAGCAGGCACAGGCGGAGCAGGAAGCGAACAAGCACGAGGGCGCTCGCCTCGCGTTGGAGCGCCAGCTCTCGGGGCAGCGGGTGGCCTACTCGAACTACGTCCGGGACCAGCGGGCCGCGGATGCCATACGGATGTCCCACCAGGGGAAGTGCGACGCCGCCGCGGCGGAAGTGGCGAAGGCACAAGAGGACTACGTTGCGGCAGACAGAACGTGCACAGAACTAGCTGCCGAGGCGAACATCCTCCAGGTCTGTGTGCACACTTTGTCCCCCACTGGCTTCCGGGCAGCTCTTTTTGACCGTGTGTTGTCTGCCGTGGAGATGTCCGCCAACGCCCTCGGTGACAGGCTGGGTGCCTTCCCTGTCCGCCTCCGGTCGCAGACCACGCTCGCCTCGGGGGCCGTCCGCGACAAGATCGAGCTGTCCGTGGTGGGTCGCCCTTCGGTGGACGCGCTCTCCGTGGGGGAGCGCCGCCGCCTCGACGTCGCCCTTCTCTTCGCGCTCGCGGACGTGGTGGGTGCGT